CGATAGGCACGCCGCCTGCCGTACCGACAGGGTTCCGCGAACTGAAATCGGGCGAGGAGGGGCATGTCGAAACATTAGATAGGGTTGAAGTCGGATTGGCACGTGCCATTGATCGGCTGCTGGCAGATACAGGTAAGGAAGTCGAGGCGAACCTATGAATCAGAAACCATTTGCTAAAGTTATGCCGGAACCCACCCCAACCGGAAATGCCAATAGGCGTATAGTTGAGGGCGAGCTGGAGATAGATATGCAGGACACTGGGGCAACCTTGGTGGTGACAATTCTTAGAGGCGGGCCATTAACGCCACAAGCAAAGCGAAAACTGGTAAACCGCTACCCCAATGCGATCATTATTGATACATGCTAAAGGCCCAGGGTCAGCTACAACTGTTTGATGAAGCGTCATTCCGTGACAAACTTGGCGCGGTCGCCAAGCGGTTCCTTGTTCGCTTTCTACTCCAGGGCGGTAAGGAGGGGTATCGCAAGCTCGGAATTGAAGGCGCATTTGATGTAACGCTCCCGGAAGTGGATGCCTTCGTGCAGGGATATACATATAAGTTCGCTGCGAAGGTCTGCTCAACCCTGAGCGATAGGATTCGCGATCACATGTCGGAGGGGCTTCTGAACGGTGAGACGATCCCGCAGCTTAGGAATCGCATCCGGGAAGTTTTTGGCCCTGACCAACGCAAACAGTATTCAGAAATGGTGGCGCGCACTGAATCGGCTCGTGCTCAGACAATAGGGCAGATAGAGGCATGGAAGCAGAGCGGTTCCGTTTCGGGAACGGAATGGTTAGCACAACCAGATGCTTGCGACTTCTGCCTAGAAATGAATGGCCGCACCGTGAACCTGGGTGAGACATACTTCGATCAAGGCGGCGGTATGGAAATTCCTCAAACAGATGGCGAAGGAACGCAGAGTATGCGCTTCGGATATGAGGATGTTGAAGGCCCGCCCCTGCATCCAAATTGTCGATGCACGCTCGTGGCGGTATTGAAGGAGTAGCATAGTGAAAATACTGATTATATCCGATGGAACACCTACCGGGACCCGTGTGACCGATGAATACCATAAGCCCATTGAGGGCATTACCGAAGTGTCGTTTTCACACAAGCTGAACGAGTCCCCCGTTATATCCCTGAAATTAAATACGGCGCAGGTGGGCGTCAACGCCGATATTATTGAAATCTCGCCAACGGAGAAGCCAAGCGATGAAAACCGAATTACTTCTGAGCAAACTGCTGCCCGTGCTACCAGAGGACGTCCAGCAGGCAATAAGCCAAGAACTACCTGATACTTCTGAGGTCACCGTTCTTCGCAAGGCCGCCAGTGCCGATGCCGACGAATTGCAGGAAGGCGAACGGGCGGCGATACGTTATGTCAGCACGCGAGATAAAGACCGCGATGACGAGATAATGCTACCTTCGGGCGCCATGCTTGAGCAGTTCAAGCTCGCGCCGCAGGTGCTGTGGGGGCATAACTACTCAGAACCGCCGATAGGCTCCGATGAGTGGATACGGGCGGATGATTATGGCCTTAAAGCTAAGACGATTTACGCCTCCACAACGAGAGCCGAGGAAGTGTGGACGCTGGTCAAAGAAGGCCACCTGAAAACGTCCTCAGTCGGATTCATTCCATTGGAATCGGTTCGCGCCGAGGATAGTAAATGGAAGCCTCTTACTACACGTCTCAGTCAGAAGTGGGGCGTTAACGATGAGTATTTCTCCAGCGTGAGCAAGATTCATACAAAGTGGCTTCTGCTCGAACATTCCGATGTATCTGTGCCAAGCAACATCCATGCGCTGACGCAGGCAGTAGCCAAAGGCTTGAAAATTAGTGCTGAACTATGTAAAGACCTTGGCGTGGAACAGTGGCCAGACCAGAAGCCATATCCGAATGAACATGCCTGCCGCATTCGGGAACCTAATGAGTTCCAAGAGGATAGCTTCCGGCGCACTACACGAGAACACGAAGGAAAGAAATATTCGGTCATTATGGGTAGGCTTAAAGGCGAAACCACAATGACTGAACAGGCTTATCGGTATGACACGGAAACATGGACGGCCTCGCAAGCCCGTTCGCATTGTAAGGCGCATGATGGTTCGTTTGAAGCGGCGAGCGGCGAGCGCATTGTTTGCATACCATGCAAGATACGGAAAATTGGGCAGGTTAACCCTTACGGTATCCGGCCCATTAACATAGAGGAGATCGTTGAAAACGAACTCCTGAAGAAGCGCGGGAAAGTATAGGCGCGGGCGGGAAGCTGTATCCCTCTGTGGAAGGTGTATCCTCGCAATCCGACCAGCAGACTTGCGCCACACCGAACAAGTGAGGTGCAAAATGAAAATCATATTGCTCACGAAATGGGATGAGCACGAGTCGGGTTCTATTCTCGACATCAGTGATGAGGCATTTGCTAAAGACCTGATTGAGAAGGGCATAGCTAAAGACCCGACACAGGAAGCGATTGATCGCCTAAAGGCTGAGGAAGCCGCGAAGGCCAAGGCGGAGGAAATTCGGCGCGAAGCTGAAATACAGATCGCTAAGCTGAACCCTACGAAGGTTGATGATACCAAGGCGCATGTTATCAATGAGCCTGTGGATGACCCCAAGGGTGGGTTCAAGTACTTCGGCGAGTTCTGCAAAGCGGTTGTTGCGGCCAGCTCCCCTGGTGGACGTGTTGACAAACGTCTTATCGTAGACCGAGAGGAGAAAGTCGCTGGACTTCTAGCCGAGGGGGATACAGCCCAAGGTGGATTCCTCGTGCCGACAGAGTTTCGGGGTGCTCTTATGAAACGCTCGTACGAAACGGGCGCGATTATGAGCCGATGCCAGCAGATACCAATGGCATCGAACAGGATTCAGATACCAGCGATAAACGAGACTTCGCGGGTGGATGGCCAGCGACAAGGTGGCGTCCAGGTGTTCTGGACGGACGAAGCGGCACAAAAGACATATAGTAAGCCGCACTTCCGACAGATACAGCTTGGCCTGAATAAGTTGGCGGGACTGATCTACGTATCGGATGAATTGATCGAGGATAGTGCAATCTCCATTGAACCTCTGCTCACACAGTTGTTTGGGGATGAGATTGCCCATGTTATCGAACAGTCATTCTATCGCGGGACAGGCGCAGGCCAGCCGCTGGGTATTATTCCTGGTGGCGTTGCAGGCGCGGCCACGGTCGCAGTGCCACGAACCGGCGCAGGCGCGGTTGTGGCGCAGGATATTATCAATATGTGGTCTCGGATGTGGGGACCATGCCGGAGCAATTCGATCTGGATGGTAAACCAGGACGTAGAACCTCAGCTACATACAATGGCGCTCGCCGTTGGCATGGGCGGCGTTCCTGTCTATATGCCGGCTAATGGGCTATCGGGTTCCCCGTATGCGTCGCTATATGGTAGGCCGGTTATACCCTTCGAGTCCTGTTCTACAATGGGGACTATTGGTGATATTGCATTCTGCGATTGGTCACAATATCTCTATGGTCAGAAGACTACTGGCCCTCAGATTGCGTCCAGTATTCATCTGCGATTTGATTATGACGAGACCGTGTTCCGATTTGTTATGCGGGTTGATGGCCAACCGTGGTGGAACCTCGTCCTAACGCCGGAAAACGGCGTTAATACTCTATCGCCATTTGTAGTATTGGCCACATAGGAGGAACATCAATGAGTACGTCCATGCTCCCTGAGAGATGCAAGATCGTATGGGCGATAACTCCTCAAGCTGGGGCTGCTATCAATGGCGATATCGTTAGCTTGAAGGGTTATCGGAAATGCACGATAATCGTGCAAGTCAACCATGCCAATGCCGCTGCAGGAGCGATAACGGTTGACAAGTTCACAAACGTGGCTGGCGCGAATATATCCGCTGGTATCACGATGACTAACTACTGGACAAACCTCGATTGTGCGGCGACTGACACGTTGGTCAAACAGGCCCCGGCAGCCACATTCAATATGGATGCGGGAATAACGCCACAGGAGTATGTAATCGAGGTTGATGCCGCCGAGTTGCCCGACGCGACCCCGGTTATCGGTAATCTCTATGATTGCATCCGAGTCAACACGGGTGCAAGTAATGCGGGGAACATCACATCGGCAGTCTACATATTGCATGACAGCCGATATATGGAAGGCACTCCTCCGAGCGCCATTCTCGATTAACAGCGTCTGGTTTATGCCAGGCAAAGCACGAACGGGGGCCGGTTCGTCTCCTTCTCCGGCCCCCTCCCTTTTAGGAGGTTTATGATGGACATTGGAAAAGTCGTTACGAGTGCAAGTCAAGGGATAGGTTCGACAGCGATTGGCGAGCGTTGGGTCAACAAGCACCCAGAGGGTTATCATAAAGGTACGTATTCCGAAACGATGCAGCCGCATTCCGAATGCTATTTCTATGATGATTTCTGGAATGGCCTAAACATCTACGCGGCTGGGCCGCCAGTAACGGGTACCTGGACGCGGCAGATCACCGGCGCCGCCCCCCCGACCGTGAA